CTAATCGGTGGTTGGGTTTAACGGTGCTTCACCAGCGACTATTGCATCATTAATATCTGTTAATGTTATTTCCGCTGCTGCTCTAATTGTCATTATCCAACATCCTTTCTTCTGGCATAGCATAAATACGATTGTATCGTTTGCCCGCCTCTCCTTGCCCTAAATTTAGCTGCATCATTCGCTTGCCACTTGCATCAAGAAATGGATACGCTCCTTCGCATTCGTTAGTTGAACCTTGTGCAGGATAGTATTTTTTTTGAAAAACATGATGATAAACTAAACTATTATTAATCATATCCCAACACCAAACTTGATTTTTATCAGTGCCTGTAAAACTCCCTCCGGCTGACAAATACGCATATGGAAACATTACATGCATTCCTTGCAACGTATATAAAGTAGTTGTAAATCCACAGTCTTTTGTCCTAAATGTATATAAAGGAGCTATTCTGCCGGCAAATAAATCAGACTTTTTAAAAACATTAATACTTAAATTGGAGACGCCTGGACTCATAACTACATAGTCGCTTGTTTTATCGTATGTTACTCGGAAACCGTCAGGCGCTTCAAGTTTAAATGCCATCGACTCATCGTAAAACTGTTCTTTCAAAGGGACATATTTAAACATTGCTATCGCCTTCTCTGCTTGGGGCAATGGTGTTACATAATAAGACCAGATGTGCGCCTCACCAGACGAAGTGTCCACGCCAAACATAGTCCCATGTCCTCCGCCGAGAATCCACATCATATCGACGAAAGTACCATCAAGCGTAGTTCTATAAATATTGTATGATTGTTGTCCACCGACTTTACTTTTTTTACTTCCATAATATTCTTGCGACCAGTATATATAACCATTTTCCACGTCTATTTGCGCACATTGCATAACCGATAAATTTACTTCTATCCCAGCAGGGAATTCGCGTGGAAGTTCAGCATACATATAACTTTCTTCTTCATTAATCATTAATATACTAGCTTCACTTCCTTGATTGACCGAACATCTAATAGTGGCATTGATAAAAACGTCTTCTCCAGAGATATTAACAACATTACCTACGCCTATCTGTGCGTCTTCCCAAACCAAGTCGTGTGTACCGTCATTGTTTATCTTCTCCCAAATAAAATCACCACGCTCAATACCATTCGTTATGTTTGTTTTCCCATCGTAAACTCTTGCAATAAGTTGTGTAGTGCCAGCATTGTTTTTAAAAGTAGAACCACTCGTGCTAAATAATTCTACTTTCCACGTCTTCGTTTCTTCTATTTGTTTTTTAGCTTCTTCAATTTGCGCTTGAAGTTCCCAAATAGCCAGCGGTGTGACGTTTTCCAATTCGATATAATCACCAAGTACAACCTTGTTTTTAGACGGATCACTAAAAGAAGTTGTCTTTTCTATGATTCTTGCAGATAAAGTTATATCCATATCCAAATCGACTACTCTCACTGTGTCTCCAAGTGTGACTTGGTGTGGCTCATAGCCTAACATCTCTGCTAGTAATATCACGTCTACCTCATATGTGGATAAAGGATGATTAACTTTTTCAAGCTCTAGTAGCGCCCAATCTTTTAAAGCTTGCGCGTTTGTTATTGTATCTTTTGTTATGACACCTTTTAAATATTCTCTGCCATCGTTATACAGCCAGTTCGCTTCATCATCATAAATGTAATTTAAACCATTATTAACTGATTTAATTGTCAAACCATCTTTACCAAGCGGGATAAGAGCAGTGTACATCGTTTTATCAGTTGTAATTCGTTTAAGACCTTGAATGTCTCTTGCGTACTCAAATCGTTTCGCAGTATTGTTGCCTCGTTCGTCAACTAAATCAAATTTATAATTAATGATTTGACCACCAAAGCTTTCTACGTAAGCATCAATTTCTGCTTTATATTCTGCAATAACTTGTTGTAATCCAGCTTGAGCCGTTATATTGTCTGCAAATTCAATAGTGCGTATTTGTCCAACAAATTCTCTCTTACCAATTGACCATCCTGTCTGTTGTAAAATATATTCAAGCGCCATGTCAGCTCTTATATCAGTCAGTAATTTATTGGAAATAATAGTTGCATTCAAATCATAAATAAATGCATTTTCTGCTGTTGCTTTGATATATCGTCCTTGCATATTTAACCCGTTTTCAGATTCATAAATACGAAATAATCGTAACTTAGCTTGTTCGTCTTCAAACAAAATATAATTACCTTCGTGAATATGTTCAGCCATTTCATGTTCTGCGGGGATGGTAACAGTGTATGTGTCATCAAAGTTTTCAAGCTTCTCATTTCTCTCATCATCCCAAAAAGGACACGAAAAAGGCATGTCATTAGATAACACGCCTACAGTTGTTCTTTGTCTATTTAGAATTGTTAACATTCTATACCTCTCCTAATATGTCGTCGGTCTGTATTCTATGGACCACTCCGCTCCTTCGCTGAAAGCCACTGGAGTTTGATAGCCACCAAAAAACGAAGGAAATGAACTTCCAATTGCTAAATTTTCCATGAACACTGAACCGTTTTTCATTATGACCCCAGCTTCACAATCAATCATAATCTCATCACCTTTATGGATAATAACCTCTGGATTATTTTTAACATCTGCTTCTGGATTAACTTTTTGTACAACCAAGTCGCAAAAAACAACATCATTGTCTTTGTAAGTTTGATTATTAAAATCTTCTGGAATATCCATTTTGGCCATGTAAATTCCGATGCCTGCTAACTTAGTAGCAAATTTGTTATTTGAGTCTTTCCATTTGTAGGTTCGTTTCCAAGCTTGACTGCCTTTATCATTCAATTTAACTATTTCCGCAATAAACAACTGTCCACGCTTTTCAATAGATAGGTTAAAGTACGCATCTGAAAATTCATTATAGTTATTTCCGACTTCATACGTTGTGTTTATTGTTTTCCAAACTTGCTTAGTCTTTGTTTTACCTTTTTCTGTATACTTCACTGTTTGTTGTACTTTTTTTGAATAAACCACTTTCGTATTCTTTTTCTTAACTACTTTCCCCTCAGTTGCAGCAAAAAGATATCTATCTTTCGTTGTTCTCCCAATCTCTAGTCCCAAATTCATAGCTCTCCCATTTTGGGAATCTTTAATCATAAATTTACCCATGCGTTTGCTGTCTTTGTCTAACAAATACAATTCTATTTTTGTTCTAGCGCGTGGGTATTTTTGAGTAATATTTGCCAATCGAGCGGTGACTTTCCAATTGTCTAATTCTGACGTCAACATTCGTTTCATTACAGGACCTCTCCATGATTTGTAAGGCGCGGTTTCTGTTTTTTCACCATAGGAATTTACACGAATGGTGTTTATAGTTTGTTTAAATGAACTTGTTTTCGCAGGCTTACCATTTTCTAGCTCCCAAGTAATATTACTTTGCCCAATACCATCCCACAAAGTTATGTCATTTGCTCTATCGGACAACACGTTCTCATACATTTTCACAGCTGTTTGTCCTGTATCGGGGTCAATATCAGCCCCTAGAAATATATAATCATCATCTGTTGCAAATGATAGACTAGTTAAATCGTCGGTTGCTATCGCATGAATAATTGGACTTGTTGATTGTGAACCCGCCACCTCGATTATAGCCGGGCTTTCTGGTAAACTAATTTCTTGTTGTTCTCCATATCCACGAGGATCACTACATATAAATGTAATGGTTGTTGTATAATTATCTGTCTGTAATTCCGTTAACTCTGCCATTTGGGCAAAATGACCGTAATAAATCCATTCTGGTTCATCATCAAAGATTATTTCGCTTTCAAAACTATTAGTTTGGATGATTAAGTTATTAAGATCGTGTGCTATTTCTACTCGTTCAGTTTCCGATTTCCCCATAAGCGTAATATTAATGTCAAAGCTTCTAGTGCCAACGGAATTACCAAAAAAGTACCCACCGATTTTGGCAGGTACTTCTTGCATATTCTCAGTGATATTGATTGCATTTCTTTTGATACTATTAACAACTGCTGGAATGTCATTGCTATGGATTCCAGCATACGTAAATCCTATTTTAGTCACGTCGTTCTAACCCCCTGAACTCGGTCTTTTCTACTTATACGATTGTTCTGCATTTTTGTAATTGCAGGTTCCACTAAACTTCCGACCTTATTTGTGTCCATGTATACGTCACTATTTTTTTGAAGTAGTTGCATTAAAATCTGATTCTGCTGTTGAAGCAATAAAATCATGTCAGAATTGTCAGGACTATTGACAACAACACTTCCTCCATCGTTCATTCCAATGATTTCTTTTGTTTTTTTGATTAATTGAACTGCTCGATTTTTCCGAGTAAGCGGTATGACTACTTCCGGCTTATTGTTCTCAGCAACTTCTATCATTTCATTTTTGTTTACAAAACCACCATTAGCAAATCTACGATGCCCTCGTGGTCCCCATCCTCGTTTTCCGTAGGGAAGGTCGTTTCTCCATGATGAGTTATTGAAGAACGCCAGCAACTGATCATAACCAGAAAAAATATTATTATGACCTTTCATTCTGTATGCGTTAAAAGTCTGCGGTATATATTGAAGCAAACCTTTAGCAGGGTTGCCTGATAATGTATTAACATCCACAACAGCAGATGACTGAGTTATTTTTTCATTCCCGCCAGATTCACGATGAATTTGTGCAATAATGCCTTTTAATTCACTACCGGACAAATCCACTTTCATGGCTAGAGCCGCTTTCTTAATAACACTAGACCACGCCGAAGCACCTTTCCCAGCCGGTCCTGCCACTGGCGCAGTTTCTTTAAAACCAGACAGCATTTTCTCCAAAGGTGCGCCGATACTGTTTTTTAAATAGTTCAGCATGTCAGAACCTAAATTACCATCGTTACCCATTTTAACGCCAACAGACAAGCCACCAAAAAGTTTATTTAAATTTTTGATAGGATGCGCTGCCCAGTCAAAAGCTTTTTTAGAAAAATCAACTACTTTTCCAGCTACCGCTTTTGTCCCATCCCAAGCGTCACTCAAGAAATCATTGATCGTTGAATTGCCACTTGCAAATCCAGGTAATGTTTTACCAAGACCACCTTGCATGACTTTTTTCGAATCTGCATGATTCAAAATTTTAGTACCTGGCGCAACATGCGTTATTTCTGCACCATTCGCACCTAAAATCTGAGCTTGTGCTTTGCGTTTATTATATGCTATCTCAAATCCTTCTTCGCCAGCCATGATTTGTCCGGATGCATTATTAGAACCTGTGTAATCCATTGCTAACTGACTACCATATGAGGTTCTTTTACTAGTGTTTATTTTTTTTGTGTCATTATTATAACCTTTCGGCTCCCATGGCTCGATAGTAGGTAAACTAAAAAACTTTAATACTTTATTTATTCCCCCGGTGACAGAGTTAATCACACCTGCTAAATTAACTTTAAAATTATCCCATTTCGATAATGATTGACCTGTTTCCCAATCAACTTGGTTTAAATGACCAGTAGCTTGTGATTGAGCTTGACTGACTACTTGTTCGTGCATTTCAGTTGCCGCTTTTACGGTTTTATTCTTTTGGCTCCTAGCTTTTCTTACAATATCATCATGTTGTTTCTTAGTAATAGTTCCATTTACATAGTATTCTTTATCAGCTGCAGCAACTACATCCTTATATTTCTTGTTAGCTTCTTTTACTGCTCCATCTTTTGCTCTCTTCGATTCGCTAACCACTTTTGAAGCTTGTTCTGTACTTAATTTCCCACTACTGTCTTTCAGTTTTCCTAAAATTAATTTTTGTTCTTTTGCAGACTTACTCAAAGAACTAACCACAGCAGTTTCTTGTTTTTTAGATATTGCTTGAATTTGATTACTATATATTTGATTACTAGTTTTACGTTGATTTGCAGCATTACGTTTGATGCTCGTAATTTGCTGTTCCTCCGAAGCAGTTAAAACTCTACCTTCCTTTGCAGCTTTTGCGTTAATTGCTTTTATGTCTGCTTTCTCTTTCTTTGTAATATCAGCATTTTTAGTAGCCATGTCTTCATTTAGCTTTTGAATTTGTTCGTTGTTTTTCTTCACTTCATCTAATGACAATTTTTGTATTTTTGCTTGCTTCTCTTTAACCGCTTTTATGTCTGCTTCTGATAACATGCTATTCTTTGACAAAGTATTTAAATTCTTATCAGTACTTTTTTTAGTCTTCTCAAATGATTTCTCGACTAGCGCAACCATCCCATTATAATTTTTGCTAATTTTATCAGATGTTGATTTAGTGATTACATCCCCGGACATTTCCAAATACTTTAATTCAGAGATTGCGTTTTGAGACATAGTTTTATAAGAGTTTACATTTTTTGCTGTATCTTTACTAATACCTTTTCCGGAAATATCCGTTTTCAAAGGATTAGCAAACACATCTTTTATAGCCGCATATCCTGCTTTTGCCATTTTAATTTGATCATTAATTTGATTAACCGGATTCAATAAAATAGGATGTTCTTTTGCTGAGAATGAAAGTGCCTCCCAAATTAAATCGAATTTAGCTTTATATTCAGGTATTTCCTTCTGTATTTTTTTACCAAACGCCTGCCCAAATTTAGTACCAGCAATACCTCCAATTGCCGCACCTACGGCTGTTCCAATTCCTGGAGCAATTGCTGTTCCTATAGCGGCTCCTGCTGCCCCGCCAGCTAAGCTCCCACCAGCGCTACCAGCTTTATCGCCAGCATTTTTCTTATTAATACCAATAAGTTGTGTTGCAGATAATGCAATTCCTAGACCAGGTAATGCCTTTCCAACGCCTTTCAAACCAGCCCCGATTTTTCCGAATTTGCTATAACTCGCAATATCGCCTGCCATATCAGCTGTAGATAATGCTTTTGCTCCTTTGCTTCCTTTAAAAAATGAGCCAGCTTTACCTAAGAAACCTTTTCCTCCACCGACTGGCAAAGCATTTCCAGCAAGTTGCGTAGTCGCAGCATTAGTTCCGGCAGCGACCGAGTTTTCTGCTAACGCGGCTGTTAGTTTCTTTACAGGTGAGATAGCAGCTGCCGCTCCTTTTGCAATAAATCCAAATGCTAGTCCAGCCACCGGAATCGCTACCGCAACTACACCTGCTGTGGAGATAACCGTTTTAGTACTATCATTCAATCCATTAAACCAATCAGCTGCTTGTTGAATATACTTTCCTAGACTACGTAATACCGGTGTCAATGATGTTCCTATGCTTATTGCAAAGGTTTCAATTGCACCAGAAATTTCTTCAATAGTACCTTTTAGATTATCCATTTTCATTTTAGCTACATCGTCTGCAGTTACTTTACCCATTTCAGTGCGCATTTTTTTTATTCCTTCTGCGCCTTCACGATAAGCAATATTCCCAGCACGAACTGCATCGGAGCCAAACATAGCACCTAGCGCCGCACTACGCTGTTCAGAATTTAAGTCTTTTAGGCTACTTTGCAATAAACCAGATATTTCTTCTGCTGATTTCAATTCCCCGTTTGTATCGTAAAACGCGGAGTGAACCGCTCCAGTAGCAACTGTTAATTCTTCAAATTCCTTGTTAACTTTAGAAGCGCTTGCCTTTGGACCTGCTAAACTTTTAGCTAAATCTTGAATTTGTCCCATTAATTTATCTGTATCGTTAGAAAGTGGTTTTACACCATTTTCTTGCAATACTTTCATGGCAGTTTCGTTGTCCACAATGCTTAAACCTAGAGCATCAAATTGTTCCCATGCTGCCTTTGTTGTAGGGTGTAATCTTTGTAGCATAGTTTTGAGAGAGGTCCCCGCATCGGAACCTTTTAAACCATTTTGTGCGAATACTGCTAACATTGTAGATGTATCATCAAATGACAGACCAACGCCACTCGCAACAGCAGAAACTTGTTGTAAAGACATCTTCATTTCTTCTACACCAGTGGCAGAAGCATTTGCCGCACCAGCTAGAATGTTTGCCGCATCCGCCACGCTTAAATTATCATCCTTAAATGCGTTTAAAACTGTAGCCGCGATTTCTGCCGCTGAAGCTAAATCTAACTCACCCGCTGTTGCTAATGAAAGCGCACCTGAAAGCCCGCCATTGATAACATCTTTTACTGAAAGACCTGCCTTTAAAAGTTCTTCTTGCGCCTGTGCGGCTTCTAAGGCGGAGTATTTCGTATCTGCACCTTGTTGAATAGCTAGTTCTCTCAATGCATCTTTATATTGATTTACCTCGCCAGGGGACATAACAGAAAGAGTATTCGACATTTGTTGTTCAAAATCAGCCGCTTTTTTGGTAGCAAAACCTAAACCAAGCGCAACTGGAGCCATATACAAACTTCCTTTTTTCCCGAAGGCGACAAGCTTATCACCTGTTTCATTTAACTTTTTTTGATACTTGTCTAAATCTTGAGTCACCGTCCCCCACGGTGAACTTTTAACAGCTTGCTCTCTCTTGAATTTCTTATAAGATTCTGTCGTAGTATCAATCTTTCTTTGCAAATTATTGTAATTTGCAACTTCATTGTTTACTGCTTTTTGTCCAGCTGATAAAGCTTTTGGCATTTGTTGTAGTTCTTTGTTAAGTTTGTTATACGCTTTTTGATTTGAGTTGACTTCTTTTTCCGCTTCTTTTAATTCTTTTTCAGTTGCATTACCAGATTTAGAAAGCTGTTCAAAACGTTTTTTTGACTCAGTCAACGATTTATTAGACTCTTTCAACTCTCCATTTAAAGAAGCATTTCGTTTTTCTAAATCTTTAAAATCGTTTTTAGTTTGAGAAACCATTTTGCTCTGAACAGATAACTTTTTATTAAGTCCATCCAGTTCTGTTTCATATCGAGATAAGGTTTTTTCTCCTTTGCCAAATGCCGAAAGATTTGCTTTCATTTCGCTATTCACAGAACCGAGGGTCCTTTTCAACCCTTTCATTCCCTCGTCCACTCTAGTAGCATCTAGGTCTAGGTTAATCGACAATCCTTGAAGTTTATTCATTATTTACCCCCTTCCTCGATTGACATCTTGATATTGTGATACAAAGTCAACAAGTGAAACTTTGTTATTTTCTGATTTTGCTTCTTCTTTTTCGATTATCAGACGACATAACTTTTTGTATTCTTGATCGTCCGTTTCTCGAATTGTCCAGCCATACTCTTTCATGCAGTAACGCCTAATTGCATCGAGATCGGACAAAAACTCGGTAAGCGTTATTACTTTGCTTCTTCGCCTTCGTCATCTTCAACATCATATTCTTCTGGTGAAATTTCTCGAAAGACAGACACCAAAGTATCGTTTAATTTTTTGGAAGGAATATTTTTTTTAAGAAAATCTACGCTCAAATTCTTATCGTTAAATAATTTAACTATGAATTTTAACTGCATTTCTAGAATCATCGTTTTTTTAGGATTATCAGAAGTGTTAATGTATTCTCTAATTTTTTCTTGCATTTTCCAGTAGTCTTCTAATTCAATTACAGAGGTATCTCCTCTCTCATAAAGCTCTTTCTTTTCTGTTTCTTTGTTAAAAATTTCTAATTTAATCATGTTTTCTCCACCTTTTTTATAATTTTTGTCAATAAAAAAAGAGTAGGAGTTCACCTACTCTTAAAATATTTTATCCTTCGGGTACTGCTGGTGTTTCAACAAAGCCAGGAAAAGCCATTTTATTAATTTTATCTCGGAATTCTTCGCCCACAGCCATAGCAAAAACGTCCCCAGCGTCATTATAAACAAATTCGCCAGTGAGACTAGTTGCTTCTGGTTCCTTTGGTTTATCCTCAGATGTGTTTAATTTAACGTCATCTTGTCCATATTTCCCTTTTAGTAAAGCAAAGAATACCGGTTCCCCTCGCAATGTTTCACTTTCCATCACGCATGAAGCGTATGGTGGATTAGTGTTTTTCCCAACAGTTACAATACCATCTGCGTTCTTTTGACGACCTAATAACTCTTGTCCTAATTCGAAAGGTAGTTCCATAATACTAATCGTTTGCTTAACATCACCAGAACCTTTTTTGGAAATGTAGTACGGACCATTGGATGCAAAAACTTTAATAGCCTCTGCATCAAGACCAGAAATATCCGCTTCGACCGTACCACCTTTTTTATTCTTACCATTTACTTCTACTTTTTTTGTTACTTTTTCGTCTTTTTCATCAAAAATACCGAAAGTCGCTTTTTCAAATCCGATCGTTGTAATCATTTATTTCACTCCTATTATTTTTATTGATATAGCTTATATGGCAATCCACTATATTTTCGTGCATCTACAAATCGACCTGTTTCTGGAAAATATTCATCTAATCCACCAGCGAGTTGCCCAAAACCTATTCGTTTCATTTCTTTTCTAACTTCTTCTTGTATTTGTTTAACAATTAATCTATTGTCAGATTGTACATCGATTTGTACTAAAAAATCTTCCCACATAGCCTCGTTACTAGAAAAATTTGTTGGTACTGGAACATCTAAAGGAATGATTAATAAGAAAGTTTTGTTAGAATCACCCGTGCTTGGAAAATCATAATATTTTATTCTCTCTTCGCAAGTAGTGTGAATGATATCGTTTTTACTTAATGTCGTATATATGATGTTCAAAATATCAATCATAATTTATCACCTATTTTCTTCTGTACAATTGCCCTATAAGCTCTTTCAGATATTCTTAGTGATCTCGCAATACTACCTGTTCCTGATGGTGTGATTTTTTTACCATTCCTTGTATAACCATATTCGTTGAGATGAATTATTTTGTACCTGTCTTTAGGACCTTTCCAGTCAATCTTTATACTTCTTACCCCTTTGTCATACGAAGGTTTTTCTATATTAATCTCATCAATCGATGCACCTGTGTCTTTAAATTGAACAAATTCACTTTTAAGCGTTTTTGCAACAAGGGCTGCGCCTGCAATTAGAGCAGGGTCTACTAATTGTGGCAAGTTTTCTCGTCCAAATAAATTAACTAACTGTCTTTCCAACTCTTCTACTCCAGTAACTTCTACACTCATGTTTGAACCCCCAGAAGCACATTTACAAAGCTATTACTTTGCAAGTCTGGGCTAACATCAATCACATTAAATCTTTTGTCTAAATAGCGATAATCTAATATTTCTACATAATGTTTGTTACTAACTGTATACTCACCTTTAGTATCTCGAATATTAATTGTGACAGCTTCTTTTGTTCCCGTGCCATGCAAAATTTCTAAATCTTTCATGGATGGTTTATAAACTTCTGCAAAACATTCGAATAGAATTACTTTTTCTATTTCACCTGGTTCAGGACCATTTACCGGCTGATATTCAAAAAAAACAACCGGAGTGCGTAAATCGCCACTCTGAACTTTTTGAGGTTTAAACTGAAACTTCATCAGATTCACCACTTTCAACTAAATAGAGAGAGAAGCCTAAGCTAGTTATTTGTGATTGAAAGTTTTCATTAAAGAATTCTATCGAATCATTATACGCGTATCTAGTACGCTCAATGACCAATTCTCTTGCCCTAAAGTGTTCATCTACATTAAACAGCCCGCATTTTTCTTGTAAATCAGCAATAGAAAAAGATAGCAACTCTTTTAAATTGCTATCTTCGCTATTGTGAGAAATATGCATACGTTCTTTAAATTTTTTAAGAAGGTCATCTGATACTTCCATGTACAGCACCTACTTTTTTTTATCTTTTTTTGGTTCATCTAATCGTTTTAAAAAAGAAGCTCCCAAATTGTCAGCGACCTCACCTGCACGTTTTACAGTCAATTCAATTTCAGTTCCTTTTTCATATACTTCTTTTGTTTCTTTGTCTTTGAATTTCTTTAATACTTCAAATTTAGCCATTTACAATCACCCTTCCGGAGTTTGATCTGTTGGTTTGATATTTAATGTCCATACAGCGGCAGCTTTTTCGTCTTTAGCTTTACCATACGCAAATTGTTTTGCAGCATATAAGTTAAGATCTTCAAATGCAAGCGTTTGGTCAAAAGTAGAAATATTCAAGGCTCCACCAATAAGTGCATCATAACGTTTTGCTACATAAGAAATAGCTTTCTTTTCTGGAACGAATAATGATTCAATGATATTTAAATTGTAAGGCAAGGCAGTCACATACACTCCGTTTGCATTTAAGCTTGTGTACTGTTTTTTAACGTCCCAAGCATCTGTAGGATTGACTAGTAACGTAACTTCACCAGCTACATTTAGCGGCTTGCCATTTTCTTTTACGGAATGATATTTATATACATCTGTTAATTCATTAACAGTTACCTTAGAGCTAGCAAATGTCAGTGTTCCAGATGCAACTTTTTCTGGATATACACCATCTACTACGTTAGTGCCTTTTCCAACTTTGCGAGTTAGACCAACAGGCTTATCTTTACCATCACCAATAATAAACGCGCTTTCTAACGCTACTGCGAACGCTTCTTCAATTTGAGTAACTACAAAACGTTTCACCCATACAGGTCCAAAATTTTCAAGGTCTTTCGGAACTACTACAAAAGCGGTTAATTTATTCTGAATAGATTCTTCTTCACTGAATGTAGCATCCAATTGTCCTTTGATTTCACCAAAGATTTTGCCCCATACAGCAAGACCACTAGTTTCGGATTTTAAGAACTTAGTACGTAAACCGGTTGTACGCATTCCAATAGATGCAAGGAAAGGATGTTCAGTTGTTAGATCTTCAAAAATTTCATCCACGACTGTTTGTGGTAGCAATGTTTCTTCTTTGTAACCAACTTCTTTATTAATATCATTGAAGAATTTAATTTCTTCATTCGTGATATTTTTGTCTGTTCGGCTAGCTGAAATATACTGGTCTGCCTCTTGACGTGCTTCTTTTTTTGCTTGGTCCATAATATCAGCAGCCATCGCATCTACCATTTCCACATAAGCCTTGTTTTGAATTTCTTGTGTCTCTTCGTTTTTAACAGCATTGACAAAAGCTGTTCGTTTTTCCTCGTAATTTACAAGGTTGTTTTTTAATTTGATAGTCATAATTTATTTCCTCCTATTTTTGGGTATTAAAAAAGAAACCGTTTTAGCCCATTCATTTCTGGCTCTTCTGGTTTCTTTTCCTGTTCAGTGATATGTTGATCCAAAGTTTTCCCATCAAGTATCACTTCATTTTTTAATTTTGCAATTGCATCTTCTACAATGCTTTGAATTTGTTCCGCTGATAAAGATACTTCTAAAATTGATTGTTTACCATTAGTATCTTTCAGTCCCCTAACTTTATCTAATGTAGCTTGTGGTAACATGCCGCCTGTACTTGCTACTAATTTTGGCGTTTCGCTATTTTCTTGAAACATCACACCATCTGCTAATCCTAGCTCTACAGCCTGTTGAGAATTTAGCCATGTTTCTTCCCCCATCATATTTAACAGTTCTTCTAATGTTTTTCCCGTTTTCAGCTGATAAGCATTAGCAATGGATATATTAGCATTTTGAGCAATTTCAGAGGCTTTTTTTAACTCTCTATAATCACCTCTCCCACCATATTGAACATTGTGAATCATCATTTGACCAGTTGGAGAAATTAATACTTCATTTCCACCCATCGCAATTACAGATGCTGCACTTGCCGCCATTCCAACAATTTTTACAACTACATTGCCATTGTATGATTTTAATGCTGTATAAATTTCACTACCAGCAAACACATCTCCACCATTGCTATTTATCCAAACTTCAACTTCACCTGACGCATTTACCAAGGCTTCATTGATATCATTTGCACACGTAGCTTCCATATCCAGCCAATCATAAATCCATTTGTCATCATTTCCAATAATAGGACCTTTGACTTCAATTTTCGTCATTCATTCTCACCTCCTTCATCAGCTGACTGATAGTTTTTAGTAATTAAATATTTATCTAATTCCGGATTATCTACTCGTTCAGCGCCCAATAATTCTCGAACTTCATTACGATTAAATGAACCAGAGGCAACCAACTTATCTACAGCTTCTGCATTTTCTATAATGTCTTTTTTGTGTATGATTTTGATATGTTCACCTGCTAAAAACTCGCTAGAAGTAAATAATTTAGCGTTTAATTCATCTTCAAGTTTTTTTGTAAGAGGATCAATACAATATTCCATATAAGCTTTCATGTTGTTACTTAAATCTGCCATATCTCCATGTAGTAGAGCAGAGGGGATACCGAGAATACTTGCCACATAGTCAATCATTTCTTTACGTAACTTCTTAACTTCATCAAAACTTTGACTATTATTCACGCTTGTTGTTCCAAATTCTTCATAATTGAAGCCTTCCAATTGAGGAACAATCGCAATTTCGTTGTTGCTAAACGAGGCGTAGACTTTGTCAATGTATTCTTGTAGCTTTGTTTGTTTATCTTTATCTGCAACGCCTGCCATTTTGAAGTTGACAGCTCCACGAATTTGAAAGTTGCGCATTTGTGCGCGAATCATTTTTCCAAACAACTCTCCATAATCCTCGAACATCCCATCCGTGAATGCCGACAATCTCTCATTTCCATATTCTAAGAAAATAACATCGTCCATACTGAACTTTCGCTCGTAACAATAATTTTTCACTGTGACGCCTTCGAAAATGTCTGGAAATAACGCAAACTCTTTTCTCACATAACTATCAGCAATTAAAAAATCGTCTGTATCTGAAAGGACAATTAAACACTCATTATCATAAATTAGCTTATAAATCACTTTCTCCCAGAAAGAGCTTGAACTCATATCTGTATTTGGACGAATGTTTAACTTATAATACAATTTATCCCGCACACTAATTTCTCCATTTTTTAACCTAAAATCAGATTTTGCAATGGTTCTCGCGATATGTTTTACACATGTATTTAAAGCCATTTTCTTTAAATATACTTTTGTAGTTTTGTCCTCTAAAAAGTCTAAATCCCACATCCACTCAATTTCTTTGTTTCTTTTAAACAGTTCTGTAAAGAGTCCCAATTTATCACCTCCTTGTGCTATAATCACCTTAAAATAGGGAGGTGATTATATTGCGTTTAAATCAAGACTGCGTTCGTCAAGTTATGCTAGATATAGAAGAAAGAATGCCTTATGGTGGATATTTAGCCTATAATCAATTGTTAGACTTTAATGCACACAAGCAATTTGGTTCAGATGACGTAAACTACTGTATAGAAAAGTTAAGCGAAGCTGGTTTCTTAACAACTAGAACTTTCATACAGTCGGGTTCTAAATACGATGTTTCAATAGAATCCATTACCTGGCAAGGTCATCTATTTTTAGATAATATCAGAGACAACGAATCATGGAAAAAAGTAAAACAAATAGCTGACAAAGTTGCTTCTGCTTCGCTGTTAGTAACTGCAGAACTAGCAGGAAAGTATGCACTTTCCACCATATCCAAACATTTAGGTCTATAGTTATTCAGCCTAAAACGCAATCGCGTTAAGCATGTTCAATACCTCTTCTACATCAATATCTTCTATTTCATCCGCACGCCAAAGAGCATGGACAAAAGCCTGAAATCCATCAGTTTTACGTCTATGCTCGTCTTTTTTAAGATACTCTTTATTTCCATCCGGTTTGATTTTCACTGCAACATTATTTGTATACCATCGCATTAACGGATTATCTCCAAATACAATACGGTGATTAGCGAATAGTGTTTCAATTCGCGGAGCGAGCAAACTATGAGCTGCACGTGGATTTCTAATTATCTCCAGTTCAAATCCTTCTGCTTCAAACAGCGGACGCATGAGATCCATTCGGAAATTATCTCCGATTACTTTTTGAATACCGTATGTTTCTCGCATTTCAACAAACCAATTGACCACATGACGAGGGTCGATTGTAGGTTCATCTACAATGGTCAATAATCCCTGTTTTTCCCATTCTTTAATGGGCGGTTTAAGGTTTGCGATATCCAAATATCCTTTTCTAGCAAAGGAATGTGTTTTCCAAATATAATCGTCGCCTACACGAAACAGCAATCCAACAGCCGCAAAGTCCTTAACGCTTGCATAGTCAAACGCACCAATACAAGCTCGGTTTTGGAGTTCTGGCATTTCTCGGTTAGTTGCGAGAATATCTTCCCACGGTGCTACTACCTTTTCCAAGTCTACTTCTGGAAGGTTCATTCGTTTAGTCATGAATGCTTCTCTGCCGCTTGGATTATTCGTTAATGCTTCATATTGTTTTCTAACTTTATTTAGTAAGCGTTTAGAACGAGGACTTAATGGCTTTTCAAAAGCAGGATTTGCTTTTTCCCACATAGCTTCATTCTTAACTTCCTCTGGATCATCTAGCTTACAAATAAAAGGAAACATGCGGTCGTTAAGATTTTCACCACTTAAAATTGCTTTACTACGTTCTTCCAACTTGTCATAAAATCCCGCTCTCACAAATCCATTGGTGCCAATAAAAAATTCTCTGGGATTCGCGACTTTGCCAAGTCCTCCAGAGAATACATCAATTATTTGTCTATCTTCATATTCATGAGTTTCATCATAAATAACACAGCCTTCACGACCACCATCTTTAGTTTTTGCATTTGACGTTTGAAATTTAAAAACACTGTTGGTTCCTTTGCCAATAATCTGTGCTTTCCATGCGTCAAAGCTGCCTTCCAATTTAGGATTTCCGTCTATTGTATTAAATACTTCTTTAAAACTAACTTTCGCTTGGTCTTCGGAATTCGCTACTACCGAAACATCGTAATTGTTAATCCCATGTAGCGGACTTATAAAATAATTTGATAATGTACTTATAAACCCGTTCTTACCGCCACCGCGACCAAGTGTTATAAAGAACTCTTCATAAAACAGTTCATTGTCTTCTTTAAAATATAAAAAAATAAATGGTGCAATAAACTTTTCCCAGTTATCCAAAGGAAAGTACCATTTTTCACTAAAAGCAATATAATTTTCTATTTGTGTCTCATCAAAATATATATCATCTCTACTAAGAACATGTTTTTGTAAGTAATTTATTAGATCGATTCGCTCTTTATTGAGTAGTATTTTTCCACTTTCATACGACTGTATATAGTTATCAACGTGTTTATTTGATATCATATCAAGTCACTACCATCTTGATTATCATTTTCGCCTTTGAATATAAAAGAACGTTCAATAGATAATAATGAAGTGTTGATTCGATTTTTTTCTTGTATTGCTGGATTAGTTTTCGTGAATTTTTGCGAGCCGTTTTCAGTGACAACAACAGCACCATCCACTTCAATGCTTTTGTCTAACTCGTAATATATACGTATTAAATTAATATAACGATTAACTTTTTCGAGTTCTTTCTGACTAGTAGTATCAATATTTGATAACAATTCTTTTTCCAATTTCTTTATGTTATATTCCACTTTCAACCCTCCCTCCTTCATGAGACTTTTTAATATTTCTGCGGAGAAGACCCCCACACCGTTCCCCAGAGCCAAATTAAAGCGCAAACCTTTGACCCGGGGGTGTCACCATCGTTCATCATTCACCCATTTATTTATTTTCCTTCTAAATTGAAAGCGATTATGTTTTTTGTTATGACACTTTATACACAGAGTAGTGAGATTATCTATATCAAGCGCAAGTTCAGGATGATGTTCTAAATCCTTAATATGGTCCACATCGAGTCTTTTATGCTTGTCTGGGTCACGATAATCAGTAAACACCTTGCCTTGCCTCTTACACTCTTGACATTCATAGTTATCACGCTTTAATACTTCTTTACGTATGCTTACCCATGCCTTTGATTTATAAAATGTATGACGTTCTGCTTGTGTTAGCATTAGTATCTAGTCTCTTCACTATTCATTTCTGCAATCTTAGCCAGATTACTTTCAGCAGATAATGAATCTCCAACATTTATACATAGTCTTGAACCTTCATTTTCTACATCAATATATACAATGTCTAAGCTTAATCTTTCGGTTGGCTTAGTTTCAAGGTTTGAATCTGTTACCCATAACAACCTAAGCGATTCTAATCCTTGATATGGCAATTGTCCGTAGTCATCACCTTCATACTCTATAATAGGAACATCACCTTTGTTTGGTATACGAATGCTTAAATAGTCTTGTCTATTATTTGTAGAGCTGCTTGCCAATGATTTCATCACTGTCACCTCAATCAATTTAAAAAGCCCTAGCGTTTGCAGGGCTTTTCTTTCTTTATTTCTTTTAACATATAGATGTTAGAATCAATCTCGTATTTCATAACTTCAGTGTTACTTTTTTTAAAAGCATCCAAATCACCTATACTCATTTTAGTTATTACAACTGCTCCTTTATCATCTTCAAATATTTTAAAACCTAAAACAGCAATGACAGGATTTAAAAATATAAGGTTATTAGAAATATAAATTATTCCTATAATAATAAAAAGAAATGTGTTAGATATTAAACTCCACAAATTAAAAGGGTTTATAGATAGCATTGGTACAATATATGTCATTATATAACTTATAATATTATCACCCATACTTGAGAACTGGGATACAATTGAAATTTCTTCGTTACCTTTTTTTAAAACAATTAGCCTCAAAACATTATAAATGGATAGACAGGATAGAATAAATAATACGCTAGCATAAACGCTTACCTGTATGTTTTCAAATCGAACTAATGCACAAAAATTGATATTTTTGTGCATCTCAGATTCATTTTCACTGTTAAAAAATATATTTAAAAATAATAAAATATATAAAGGTAAATAGGAGGATAGATAGAGCATAATTTTTTGTTGTGTTGTTGCCATTTTATCACTCCTAACTATTTATAAATTATAATCCCTTGTCTATTCTTTTCTCTTTCCCAACTATTGATTCATAAGCTGCATCGGCTATTAAAGTAATAAATTTATTAGGTTCATTTTCATCATAATTTAACTTCTTATCGACATAAGTTATACCCGTAAATTTATCATTAAATTTTTCATCTTGAAGGACCTTTTCAACATTTTCCACGTTTTTAAAAAAATTTTTCACCCGCTCAGGGTCCGAATTTAGTTTAGTAAGTCTTCTAGCAATTAAAATATTTTCATTAGCCAATTCGGTTAATCTAGTCATATTTTCAATAACCGCATATTCACTGATAACTTTTAATACCTTTTGGCTTTCATTTTTATACAATTTCGACAAGTCGCATAACTTTTCAAAAAATCTTGTTTGTCTAATTAAAATATCGTTTTCCCAAAATAACAGTTTGATATTACCATCTAATCCTAGAACACTATTGCTTTCTAAAGAGACAAGTTCATTTTTTTTAAGATTTCCAATTACTTTACCCTTTTTTATTTTAGCTAAATTTTTAAATGAGCCGAAAAAATATAAATAATTATCAGTTTCTAATTTCACTCTAACACTATAAGCAAAAACTTGATTGATTGCTAGTTTTTTTAACTCTTTTATATGATTGTTTTCATCTTCTAATTTAGAAAAAAAATTATTAGTTTCAACAAATTTATCCTTATTAGTAATATAATTAATATCATTATTATTTATTACGAAATCATACTCTTCTTGATTCACATTTCTTTTAGCAGTATTTTTAAATTCATCTAAAAATATATCCAAAAGTTCTTCTTGAACCTCTTGTTGGATGTGTGGTTTATAGAATAAAGGTGCTCCCGCTTTATACCTTATGAGAAATAATGCTACTTTACCATTACATTTTTTTCTTAATTTTTCGATTTCATTATACATTTCTTCTATATTTATCTCCATCTTCATCTTCCACCCTTTTTTTACTTTAAATATACATGTATGTTAATTAAATTACAAGTCCCATTCAAGACATAAAAACCACCTATGACTAGCACAGATGGTAAAAAGGGTTTTAAAGAAGTGAATCAGCTCATGACAGTTGTGTTTGTAATCATCTTCACTTCTCTACTCTATCATTTTACTTCATAAAAACAGTTCAAAACGGGCGTTAAACGGGCAATATATTTTAATATCCTAATCTTTCAGCTATTGAAAGGATGATTGTTTTGTTTCTTCTTCTAGCTGTACTCTCGTCCATATTCAACTTACTGGCAATCCATACCCAAGTTGGTTTGCTTCTGTCCCAGTATCTAAACTGAATCAATTGTTTATCCTCGTCATTCAATCTATTAAGCACAGACTCAATTGCATTTATAATATTCTTTAATCTACTTATCTCTTTATCCATTTGCAGTAACATCACACGATCTTCCACTTCATTATTAATATTCCCTGCACTGCCACCACCTTGGTTCTCGTCAATGTATTCTCTATGCCAAGCGCCCAGTGTTACATTAACTTCCTTTTCCATCAATTCTTTTTTAGTAGAATGATAAAATCTTAATTCATCTTCAATAAGTTTATATTGTGCTTTACGTAATCGCTTTGACATTTAATCACTCTCCATCCATTCAATTAAATCATTCAAATAAAACTGCGCTTTCTTTAAATCTTCAATGCCGTTCTTATGTTCATAACGCGAAACGTATTTAAGTATGTTCCCAGCAACATAACTCGGATAATCCTTTACTTTTGCTTTAATGTAGTCAAGCGTTTCAATACCTCCTGCTGTGTAATGTGCAGGATTGTTTATTTTGTCGTTATTTTCGTTTTTCATAGATACTCCGATGGCAGACATTGCCTTCGCGACATTTGCAGCGACAGCGTTATACTTTGCAACTTTATCTTGCTTTGCTTTGTATTTTTTGATTGGTGTATCAGGATATACTCTTTCACAATATTCTTTTGACGCCTCACCCAAATAAATATCATATTCTATTATCATTACTGTATCCTTCTTAAAAATGTTCCAACTACTGTATTCTGTAGGTTTTTCTTTATCATTCCATCTATATCCTTCTTCCTCCAAATTAACCATCAATGCGTCATAGTCTTCTTGTGTTTCAACATGATATAGTTTCATAGTTTCCTCCTTGTTTTGTGGGATTGTTCCTTCACGACTCATTTGTTCAATATAAATATCTTGTTTACCGTTCCATTTGCTTATCAATTTTCGAATATGGGTAAACAAAATTATCTCCTCCAAAAATCCAACAACATTTCAATTTTTCCAGGACTATGTCTCCTAGATAATAGTTTTCCAAATGCAAAACCATTAAATTTCAATTTTGAGAAACTCTTTAAATTACCAAGGTCTGTAAATATATATTTCTCATTTCCTAATTCAACAATAAAATCATTTTTATTTACACTCGTAACATATTTTTCTTTACTTTGTATAAATTCTTCAAATTCATATTTAGTTTCTGCTTGATTCCCACATATAACAAGAAATCTTTTCATTTTAATCCCTCCACAATCTTCAATGCTTCCTCTATACTCCTAGCTACTCCGCATATGGCAGGCGTACATTCCATCGCTTGTTGAAAGTTTCTCTGCTCTTGTCTTAACTTCCCGATTTCATTTTTCACTTCAATAAAGAACATTTTTCCATCCGTTCCACGAAAACCGAATAAATCTGGAAAACCCTTTGGCAAACCTGTGTCAAAAATGCGCCCATTTGGCATTCTAATTTTTCCCACATTGGCTCTAAAAACATAATGTCCTTTTTTTGCTAAGGCTAAGCGTATAGAATTTTGTATATCCATTTCTGCTGTCATTTTATACCTCCTATATATATTTATTATTCTTTTTGGGACAATAGGGACAAGATAAGAGTTAAATATAGAAAGTAGTATAGGAAAATAAAAATAGTAAAGGTTTAGGAAAAACGGGTCAAACCTGCCCAATGTGTCCCACTTTAAAAATTGAAGTTCATTTGCGAGTATTCATCGTTTAGTTTTATACCTTGGTAAAGACGAACTGACCCACTTTTTTTCTTTTCAAACTTCAATCCCATTTCCCTTCCGAACTTTGTTGAACTCATAACATATTGTCCATTATCTTTCGCCCATTCTCGATACGTATCGTACAAAGTCTTTGATTTTATTTTACTTTCCAAATCGGTTTCGCAACAATCCTCAATAAACGCTGTAATAACATCCATTTCTGATTTATATTCATTACTTGCGCGTTCTACTGCTGTTGGTAATTTCAATCCTTCGCGCTGCCATTTTAAACAGCCTTCTACAGCCCAATTTAATATACCTGTGAGTTCGCCCTTAAGTTTGTATTTCAAATTTTTATCAACTTTATGATTAGGTATCTTCACTGTGAAAGGTATCAAGTGTAATCTGCGCCATATACCATCATCGCGACCGCGAATTATCGGCTTATGATTCGTTGCCATCCAAATTTTGAACTCTGGTGTGAATTCAAATTCATCTTTGTACAAATGCCTTGCAGTAACCTTATCGCCACCTGTGAGTTGTTTTATCAACCCTTCATCTAAACGCACGCCTTCGTTCGGTTCTGTTGTTGTAACGAAACGTGCAGCATGTAAACGAGCAATATCGCTATTCGCACCACTTGACTGTTGTTTTACCATGATTGTTTGTGGTTGAATATTTGTGGAGTAACTGCCGAACACATCGTTAATAATATCTAAAAATACACTTTTACCATTACGACCATTTCCAAATAATATAAACATAACCTGCTCGCTCGTACTACCTGTGAGAGAATATCCAACGGCTTTTTGAACATAATCAATTAATTCTTTGTCGTGGTCGAAAATATCAAGTAAGAAACTATTCCATAGCGGTGCATCGATTTTATCTGTGTATTCAATGTGACTAATCTTTGTAAACATTTTAGAACGATCGTGTTCATTCAATCTGCCACTTTTTAAATCAATATAGCCGTTCTGTGTGTTAAAAAAGTGTTTATTTACATCAAATTGTTCTGGAAGCACAGGCATTAAATGCTCAGCTTCTTTTAACATATTTGTTTTACCTCGGTTGCCTCGTGTTGCTTTCAAATGCTTCACAAATGCTTTCTCAATATCGGACTCAGATTCCATGTAAGCAAAATCTTTTTTCATATTTTGAATCACACGATCAGCTAACGTTTTGATAGCACCAGTATTATCAAACATCCATATTTTAGAATTATAGTAATACCACCCCTTATTCACATAAGAATAACGGACCGAGTTGTTATACTCGTCTCTAAAGCGTTCTGCATTCCCCGTATCGTCAAAACTATATGCTTTTTTAGCCTTACCATTATCCAATATTTTTATTTCGTAATCATCAATAGAGTTACCAGGTGAGTAGACATCACTTGTATTTTGAATAGCAACATTTAATACTTTTTCTCCATATAACGAAGCTCCGCGTTTTTGATCCCATTTGGATCGCATCAATCCGCTAGAACGAAAAATTTCATCCATTTTTTGATAATCAGCACCTGTCCAGAATGCTAACATATTAGCAAAAGCAAGGTCTGCCTCTGATTGTGAAGGGTAAAGACCGTCCCACATACCATCGTATAGTGTTTTAAACTGTGAACCCTGCTTACTTTGCATAGCTCTTTGAATGATATCGTTAGCTGGTAAATCTACGTGACTCGCTTCCGAATGATTGACGATCGGTGCATCATTCACGCCAATATATTTCGCATGCAAGTATTGAATGCCTGTAGAACCATCGTTTATTTTTGTGAAGTTATTGATTACATTACCTGTCATAACGAAAAATCGACCATCATTGTACATTTCTACGTTATTTTTTCTTCGTCCACCATCGGGAAACTTACCTTTAGAAATGATGTGAATACCAGTACCACTAACGGAATACTCCGTATAACTCGCCAGTGTGTGAATAAATTCAGCAACAATGTTTTCTTGATCGCCTAATAAATAATCTTCAATTTCGTCTGCTATATTATCAATATCTACGCCGAAATATGGGGCTTTAAAATAAAAACCTAACCCATCGAACCCATAATCTTCTAAGGAAGCAAGGGCGGTCGTGAAATCCGCCCATGTGCTTTCGTCGTTACTTTTACCGTGTTTGCCATTATTGGCATTCATCGGTATTTTTTTATGCTTTTGTCGCTCTTCATCCCAAATTAGTTTGTAAGCGCACCATTGCTTTAACTGTTTTAATTCGTCTGGTATTCTATCAAACATTTCCGCACACTCCTAACTTTTAAAATGGAAGGTCATCATCTGTAATATTCATTGGTTGGTTGTCTTGCTGCGCAATATCTTTTGCCGCAAACTGATGATTAGCTGGTCCAGGAATTCTCGATTCAGCCCAACTTTTCACATTGAGATTGTTGTACGTTTTACCGTTATATTCTGATGTTTCGTTTTTCACGGATACGCGGCATGTTTTTAATGCAAAGTCTTCTAATACTTCGGTCAACGAATTGTATTCTTTACCGTTTGCAAGTCCAACAGCTTTACCAATCGTGTTGATTGATTTCGCATTATATTGATTGTTTTTTTTAGCTTTCCAAATACTGTGGAAAATATGCGCATTCTTAAACTTTTGATTAATATCGTTTCGAATAATTAAATCGACATTGATATACTCTGCACCGCTTGGTGTCGCATCTTCTGTTGCGTGATTAATAATTACCTCATAAACTCCATCTTCTACTTGCCCACCAAAAACGTCTTCTGTATCTAATTTGAATACCATTTTTACATTCCTACTTTCGTTTTTTATTTGATAAATCCTAATAGTTTTCCTTGATGGTACGCCCATCCGCGTTTGTAATTTTTGTTTTTTGCTAATTCATATAACTCACTCATATTCTTACAGTCACTCGGCTCTCTGTAGTCAAGAATAAATGATGTTTCGTCTATTTCTTGTAACTCTGCTAATTCATCCACTTCAACCGCCTTCACCTCCACTTTGAATTCATGTCCACAATGCTCGCATTTTTTTGCTATCTGGCTAACTGTCATAAAACACTCTTTGCAAATTTTCACAGGTGCCTCTGCTTTTGTTGCATTACTTCCTTTGCGAGGTGCTAATGACCATGTTCGTTCCATATCTGGAAGACCAAAACGTTTTACATTCCCTACGTGGTCAATGATGATAGCTGTTTTACCTTCTTTATAACGCATGCCTCGCATCGATTGTTGAATGTACAGCGATAATGATTGTGTAGGTCTTAGCATTATGACAGTGGAGCAATCCGGAACATCGAAACCCTCGCCTATAAGGTCAAGATTACAAAGGACCTTTATTTCTCCTTCTCGAAACCGTTTTATGATGTCATCTCGAATGGGTTTAGGTGTTTTGCCGTCAATATGTGCGGATGAAATGCCTACTGCATTAAAACTCGCTGCCATCTTTTCGCTTTGATATATCGAACTAGCATAAAGAATTGCTTGCTCTCCGTTAGCTAATTTTTGATAATGCTGTATGACATCGCCCCAAACCATTTTCTTATTGAATTGATCATCAAGACCTGTCATGTCAAACTCGCCAGTTCGTTTTACGTTTAATGTTTCTGTTTGAACGATTTCAGGAGCATAGTATTTGTAAGACGCTAAAAACCGATTTTCTATTAACCATTTCACATTAACTTTTTCGATTAATGTGTCATTTATATCACCCAGACCACCGCCATTTATTCTTACGGGTGTTGCGGTAAATCCAACAACCTTCGCTTTAGAAAAGTGATGAATTATTTTTTTATAGCTATTCGCTAACACATGATGACTTTCATCAATTATGATTAACGAAGGCTCCGAAGTTTTGTTTAAACGTCTAACTATCGTTTGAACCATACCCAATTTGACAGATTCCATATCCACTTCATTCATAATGAGTGTGTTTCTAATTTGGTCAATCAACTCTTTTCGGTGGACTAGGAAAAGAACATTGTTTTTATTATGTGTTGTCATGCGAATTATTTCTGATAAAATGACCGATTTACCTGCACCTACCCACAGGGAGCAACGACGCACGGTCTGTTATATCCCTGTAAAAAAGCCCCCTTTACATCATTTATAATTTCCTGTTGATATTCTCTAAGCTTTAGCATCAATATCACCGATTTTGAATAGGTCTTCTTGTAAGGCGAATTCTCTATTATCTAACTGGTTTTTTGCAAAATTACCATTATTCTCTGTTAGTAGAAAGCCTCGTTGTCCAGTTTCAGGATTTCGTATTAATCTCGCAACTACTGGAACAATTCCCATCACATGATTAACTACTTTTTCTCTAATATCCGGTAAAAACTGATTATAAAGTTGACCACTTTCTAATTGAATTTGTCGTGTATTTTCCCATGCGGTATAAACAATATTTGTGTTTGCTAAGTTATTAAATACGGAAATCATATCAATTAAATGTGTATCAAATATCCCATAATGTTGTAGCTCCGGTTGCCCTGATTTAGTATTTCTTCCATTGAACATTAACCACAGTTTTTGATAATGACTCAAATTATCAATTACTACATTGTCGTATTCATCCGCGTGTGTTTTTGCATATCCATAAAAATCTGCCATGTCTTGCACGGGATTACGAGGATTCAATGTTGCAATTGTGATATCAGGCAACCCACTTAAAACTTTTGACGTGCCATCGCAATCTAACATTAACGTTTTACCTTTTAAGTATTTAATTGTAGTTGTTTTACCTGCACCTGGTTTGGCATAAATCATAATATTAAAATACTCTGACCTCTTCATTTCTTCCGATTGAATAAATTCCAACAAAACCCCTCCTTATCTTATTTGCAATCTTTCTGTTTGAATAATTTTCGCACCCGGTACCTCAATCCCTTTCTTCAAATCATCGCCTAATTTTGTTTTATCTATTTTTTTAGGTTGTTCAATTAGATAGTTCAGTAGTTTGCTTTCGTCTTCTACAATGATGCTAGGCGGATTTTTCCGAATATCCAATGTGAATAAGTTTGTTTTAATTTTTTGCTTTTTAGCAGTTATCATTGCATCAAATAATGACTGTTTCAGTCGCTTCACATTATTATTAATAGTATTTTTCCGTTCAGCTAAACGCTTCGTTTCTGTTTCTAAAACAAGTGATTGACCTTCCAGTTCTTTAATGACAAATGCTACATTCTCTGCTTTCGTTTCTAATTCATCATCAATGCTTTCAAGTGTATCTTTTAATAGTTCCGGATCAAGCTGCTCCGCTAGATTTAACAACTGTTGATATTTCCCTTGAATTGAATATAATGTTGACATTTTAATCATCCCCTTTCAAAAATGCTGTTGCGGTTATTTTATCTTTTGATGAAGAATACCACTTCACATTGTTTCTTTCATCAAATTGTGGCTTATTTACATTAGATACAAACAACTTAGCTTTATCTTTATCAACATCATATATATATAAATTTACAGAATCTGATTGGTCATATAGCTCATTTATTAATTTAACATCACTATCCACTTTCACTTTTTTCACTTGAGTTGCTGGTATATTAAAGGATGAAAATCCGTCTTCATCTTCAACAGTAAGCAAACCATTATTATTAATCAGAACATGAAACTGCTCTCCGTCGACACATAATTCTGCTACACCAGTTCTATCCTGCACCTCTACCTTATCGCCAGCAAAAATACTCATTTGATCGCCTCCAATTCGTTTTTATAGTCCCACATATCTTGCGATAATTTATCCAAACCAATCGCGAATCTTTCTAGGTCTTTTGGTGTTTTAATGATTGATTTACTCAATTCTTTGCTTTTTCTGTGAAGTAAACTGTTTGCTTCGTTAATGATGATTTGTTTTGTCATTTTTCATACCTCCTGTTTTTTTATTACTACTTCTAAAAACTTTTTAACTTTACACATAATAACCTGTTGTGAGATACTTAACGTAAAAAGGATGATTAGAAATATGATTACACCAAACTATGATGATCAAATCAAAAAAGTGTTAACTGAAATACGAGATAAACATTTTCACGAAGATAATTCTTTTCCTGAATTATCAAGAAGCGACTTGATGGATTTATTAAATGATTGTGAATATCAAGGTTATCTGTCATATAAATCACAGAAGAAAAAGTTAATTAGTCCAGATATGGACGAAGGCTTTTCTTTACACCCGTCAGCGTTTGTCACTCGTGACGGTCGAAATTTTATTGAAAAAGGAGATGAATCAATAATAATGCCTACACATCAAGTCAATATCAAAAATGTTTATGGTTCTTCATTTGGAGATAATAACTCTATTACAAATTACTTCTCCAATATAACTATCGAAGACTTAAAGCCACTTGTTGAAAGTATTGAAGACCCTACTGACAAAAAAGAAGGAACAGAGTTAATAAAGACTCTTGAGACAGAAGATATTAAACCTGGTTTACTTAACCGATTTGACAAATTAGTAGGAAAATATCCAAAAATAGCTGAATTAGTCAGTAAAATTATTATAGCAACCGTGTTTGGTAATTGAGGCAGATATTATCTGCCTTTTTTATCTGCAAATACTACACGGTTCATCATTATTTGCTTACCTCCTTCACCTTGCTTGCTTTCCATGCCTCTCTTATCTCATTTTTCAAATCAGGGTCAACCGCTAACTGGCATTTTAAAATGTATAAAAATGGTGGTTTAGTGAACATACCCGCTGTTGCAACATGATCAAAAAAATTATTTAACTCTTCCTCCGTTTCAGCGATTTCGAATATTTGGTTAAGTTCTTTTTCAAAAAGGTTCAATTCCTTACCTCCTTTGGACGTAAAACTTGCGGAAATTTTTGTGCAAAGAAATGTAACACTAAATTTCCGTTTTGAAACAATAATGTCTCTGTAATTTCCGCAACTTCTTTTCCGTTTAAAGTTTGACCAGTACCACGGCACTCGATATTTACATAGCCTTCGATTTCGCAAGCAGTGTTACTGCTGCATATAAAACAGGCACTTCATGTTGATTTTTTATAGAAAGAACTGTGCTCTACGCTGGCAATGAAATTACTTGAGAGTCTTTTATTGCTAAAGGATATTTATAAATTTTTAATTTCATATCATTTCCTCCTATACAATCCCTAAGACAACAAATCCATCTTTTTGTTCATAATCTGTCATGTAAACTACTTCAACAACGGTGTAAAGACCTGTATCCATGTCATCCCATTCGCGTAGAATCAAAGTATCTCCTACCTGAAAGTCACGGTCATTCTTTCTAATTTCGAACGTTTTACGTCCTTCCGTAACAGCTGCAAAATATTCGGGTGCTATTTTTAATTCGTGTGTTTTAGTCATTTTATAAACTCCTTCCGCACATTGGGCAATATTTTATATGGATTTCTGTGTAAAATCTGGGATAACCTTCCGCTTCTTCAACTGCTAAACAATGCACAGAATCCCCTAAAAAGTTAATACAACTTTCCAGTTTCACATGTGCATAATCGCCTACGCACTCAAGTTCTAGCGTTGTGTTATCACTAGTACAAAATTCGCACATTATTTTTCATCCCCCAATGATTTGCCGCACCAAGGACAATAGTCGATTTTAAAGTATAGATAATCCATACTAGCATCAAAATCAAGATTGATGGAAATATCGTTATCAGTGTCTATCTCTATCTTGTGACCCTCAGGCGTTTCTATATGAGTTCGTGCTTTACAAACATCATTACAATACTCACACATTATTCCGCCACCTCTTTCATCAATTCGCAATCAAGCAAATTTTCATCTTCAATTAATTTTATATGTGCATCTGGTCGATACATGGGATTGAACTCTGCTATTCGTATCGCCTCTTCCTCATTCTCAGCTTCAACTTCGTACACTTCTTGAGATAAATATGTGATTTTATACTTCATTCCACCACCTCTTCCAATCCCCATGAGGCAAATTCGGCTAGTAGTTCGTACTCTACTTTTCTATTTTCGATTGCAAGATATGCCTCTACCACTTGCTGAGGAGCTTTGCTATTGCGGTTTTCTAAGTCAAAGAATAGTCTGACAGGCGTTAAAAATTCACTACTTTCTTTCAACCATTTCAGGACAATCTCCTTCGCTTCTTGTTCGTTCATTCCGACACCTCTTTCAAACATTTTAATATTTTAAGTAGTAACACTCTTACAGATCGTTTTAAACGCCTTGACTGAAAGGAATATGTTTCATGTTGTCGGTACTTCATTCCTCCGCCACCTCGTTCAAAATAAAATCAATCACTCTGTAATATCTCTTTCTAAGCTTTTCATTATCTTTATGCGTTTGTTCAACAGACGCTTTAAGTTCATCTAATGTTCCTTGAAAACAACCTGTTATCCATATGTCTAATTCTTTGATATATGCTATTTGATTGTTTTTACGTGTCGTATCTACTTGTACGCAGATAACTGTTAAGCCTTCTACATGTTGCCAGTTTACCCAATTTAAATATGCGTCACTTAAATCTACACCTCTGAAATTTGCATTACTTAAATTGACATTACTTAAATCTGCATTACTTAAATCTGCACCTCTTAAATCTGCAAATCTTAAATTTGCACCCCTTAAATATGCAAGTCTTAAATTTGCACCCCTTAAATATGCAAGTCTTAAATTTGCAAATCTTAAATTTGTGTTTTTTAAGTCTGCATTACTTAAATCTGCTTTCTCGCCACCTTCGTTGCGTAGCCATTTCCCATGATTCTCTAATATGATGTCTAACTCTTCTTGATTCATTCTGCCACCTCGCAAACAGTTTCAGCATCAACCTCATAACACGTCTTGATTAACGGAATAGTGCTATATCCGTCGTTCTCAACGGTTATAATATATGCACAATCGCAGTCGTCGATAACAAAGTATTAAAGTTACTTTAATACTTGTTGGAGCAAACAAAGTATCCGTGCGCCCATTTGCCGTTGTCTTTGCGCTTTCCTTTGAATTTAATGTCACTCATTGTCTTCACCCTCCGCTTCACCAGCCGCTTATATAAACGTTACGTTCATTTTCGATACAGCCTACTTCTTCTATTTCCGAGTGATTCCATCCGATGGTTAGCAAAATCTCTGCATTAGCTGGAAGCTCTTTTAGTTTCTCTATTAACTCGGCTACTGTCATCATGCTTCACCCTCCACTGTAAATAATTCACGCACATATGCACTCATCAAATCAGCAATATCCATATCAGCTTTCGCTTCACTGTATGCCTTAGTTATAAGTTGTTTAATTGTTTCACGTAATAAGTCTTTTTCTTCTTCAACTATTCTTTGTGTTAAATTGTATGCTTTGCTGTTTTCATGGGGGGCAAACTTGTCATGATAGAAAACAGTAAAAGCGCTTAAGTTTTCGATAAGTTCACGCACTTTATTTTCAACACTAAATTCCAGTCCTCTTTCTTCGATAATTTCATCCGTCACTTTGGTTACTGCAGAATAGCACGCATTCGTGTAAATAATTTCAAGGTGCTTGTCTTGCATGTTACGCACTTTAGATGTCACTGCTTCTAAAATCGTGTTTTTAATATCATCTTCACTGACATAATCCATTATGTTTATTTCCATATTTACGCCTCCACTTCCTTAACAGGAACAGCAAACTGCCAGTATATGTCGCCTCCGGGCATACCTTTTATTTGTGCTTCTGTCAATTCTGCTTTCCATGATCCATAGTTGCGGTTCGATATTGATGGCTGCATTTCGTCAGTAGTTATATTTACGATAATATATGTGTAAGTTGTTTCTTTTTCGAAATCAGTAGATCGAGACGCAAACGGCAATCTCACATAATAAAGCGGTTCTTTCTCGACTTCGTAGCCGTCAAGCCATGCGCGTGCAAATAGTTCTTGATTATCAGCCGTTGGATTTAACCATTCGTACATTTCATCAGGTATACCTGCATTGCCATAGTCTAACAAACAAGCTAAATCGTATCTTTCTTGTTTACAGTGACTTATCCAATCAGCTACAAATTGCGGAACAACTATACGTTCTTGTTCTTCAACTTTTACTACAGCTTTATCTGAAAATAACAAATCTACCGGAGAATCGCTTTGCTTAATAGCCAATATTTGCGTTTCGGGAAAAACTCCATTTATTTCTCCTATGCTTTTCTTATTTCTGTAAATAAACTCTACTTTATCTCCTTCTTTAAATCTCATGCTTGTTCCTCCAAATCTAGTAATTTCTTAAATATCGCTTCTAAAACTGGCACTGCAATAGAATTACCAGCGAGTTTAATTATTTGTCTGTCAGATATTCCCGCTTCTCGCATTGCAAAGTAGTCAATATCGCTGTAACCCATTAAGCGCAAGTACTCTTTTGCAGTAATATGCCGAACCACATTGTCGTAATAAATAACTTGTGTTGCTCCTGTCGTTATTGTCTGAACAACTTGTTTACCTATGCGCCCTCGCCTAGTTTTGCTTGTCGGTCTTTCTACATTAACAGAGTCGAATTGTTCTACTTCTTGAAATCCCATTTTGGTGTTTGTGTGAATGAATAACTTATTATTTTCTCTGAAAAATAATTGTTTTTCATTTTCAGACAAGGCGTAAGCTGTCGGCTCTACATCAAAATCAATGTAATCTTTTAAGCTCTTAACCGGCTCTACTTTTTCGGGGAATTGAAATTCTTTATTATTTCCGAGTACGCTCACTACAAATACTCTTTCTCGGTTTTGCGGTATGCCGTAGTCGCGAGCGTTTAATATTTTAAAATGATTGGTATATCCATAAGATTCCATCGAATCTAAATAATGATCAAAGTGCATTCTGTGTCGATTTGATAAGAGATTAGGAACGTTTTCCCACACTACTTTTTTAGGCCTAGGTGTTAATTCGCTTTTAATTATCTCTAGTGTCCGCTCGTATAAAATTGAACGACCAGTATTAATGTTGTTAAGACCGTTTTTTGACCAATCCTGACAAGGCGAGCCGTGAATGAGTAAATCTACGCTCATGTTCCACTTCGTGACATCTTGCGCTACATAATCATTTGAAAAGATGTTGTTGTAAGCTTGAACGGCGAAGGGCAATATTTCTACATAGTCGAGGCTTTTAATATCCACCCCTAAATTTTCAAGTGCTTTTCGCGGAGCCCCAATTCCTCCAAAAAGTTCAAGAATTTGAACCATCCATTTAGCCTCCGTTCTCACTCATAATTCTTAATCTCTTCTAGCTTTTCATTCAGTTGTTCGGGCGTTAATTCAAGCAAAATATCTTTTATAGAACTTTTTCCGTCAGCAAACTTTACAAGTACGAGAGATACAAAATTATAATCAAGGTTTTCTATCACTCTCGCTTGATAGCCATTTTCAAAACTATAAGCAGTTAGTTTTATACCGTTGTCACCTAATCGTATTCTTTCTGTGATGTATTCTTTATACTCATTTGCGATTGTTTTCATTTGTGAGCCTCATTCCTCAGTGTCGAAATCCATCGTCCCAGCAATCATCTACTATCATCGGATTTTCTACATTCATTCTCTATCACTCCTTGCAAGAAGCATTAATAGTAGTATCAAAGCAACAATCATTATTAATTCAGCCATTTAATATCAATCCGCCAATACTTACTAAAAACGCGATTAACACGGTCAAAGCTAAACAAAACAATGTGTATCTGTCTGATTTTTCAATATATTCATTTTCGTTTTCATCAATACTTACTAGTCCGAAAAATCGTAATAACTTCATTTAAAAACCTCATTTCAAGAATATTTTAATCCACTCCGCTACAATATATGTGACTGATAATAATGCTCCGACTTGGAAACAAAACAGAAATATTAGTAGCTTACTTTCATGTTCATTTAAAAATTTTTTCATTCTCTTATCTCCACATCTGTGCTATAATTAATACAAATATTATTTCGTAACTCACAGTTTTAGTAAGCTCTAACTTACTATTTATAGCTGTGGGTTTTTCTTTTACCAATGTCGCTCAATCGAATTCGCAAATCTATGCTTGTACTTTGGTCTCTTCTTGTGTTTTATTTCGTAGTCTAAATGCCGAGATTGAAGCTCTGTGAGTAAATATTTACCCGTTGATTTAGGACAAAAATTTGGGTCATATTTTCGTATTTTGGCAAGTAATAGTTCGACTTCATCAATCATTTTCAGACCTCCTTATATACAAATTTTTTAATCAGCCAATCATTCGCTTTTACTGCATCAAATGCCCACGCTTCACGTTGATTTTTCGTAGCCCAATTGCTAAATTCTGCAAGCTCTGGAAAGTCTTTTATGTTATCTAACCACCAACCGTAAGTTCTTGGACTAGCTTGTGCGAATTCTTCTAATGTCCAAACACCATACAAGAAATTTATAGCTCTATGTTTGTTCTTTACAGGACGACCCATTTCATTCGCTCCTTTCGTGAATTTCCAATTCTAAAATTTCAATGATGTTTTTTCTAACTTTCGACGCTTCGCGCTTGCCGTTTATAATATCTGACAAATACGGATTGCTAATATTCAATGTCTTCGCTAAATCAGATTGTTTCATATTAATTGCTTTTAATTTTGCGTAAACCGCAACCGCAAAACGCTGATGTTCTACTGACATGTTTTTGCTCCTTTCTATAATTTGTTTAATAATCTTATGTGCTGTGCCGAGGCTTCTAGTCTATATTTTGGGTCAACATCTGAGAACATAATCTCCTCTAAAAAATCTAGTTGTCGATTGTATCGTTCTTTCTTGTCCAATTTGACAGTAGGTTCTTTTAGTACGGTGATAATACGTGAGGCACCTTGTCCTGAAATTTCAATATGTCCTCGGGATTTGAGTTTTGAAATGGTTACTTTTGCATGATTCTCTTGTATTTCACAGAAATTAGCGATATCTGAATTGGTTGCTTTAGGGTTTTCCATTAAGTAAAATATGATTTTATCGTTTAAAGTCATTATTGTTATCCTTTCTTGTTTAGTTTTTCACATGTTATAATTTATCGTGAAAGCGAGGTGATATTTGAAGTGAACTTTTTCATATACAAACGTCTTTTAACCGCAATGGTTTTTAAAAAGGTAAGAATAAAAGACACCTATAAACATCTCGATATTATTATCGAAAATGAGTGGCTAAGTAGAGTGCCAGATGGTACATATAGTGAGGTCATGGAATTCCCTATGCCAAATTACAGTGATTATTATGTGATAACAGTAGAAGGCAAATCTCAATTGTTCACCTTTGAATCTAAGGTAGTGACATGGGCTATTTCAATATCTGCTCTTATAATCAGTGTTATAGCATTGTGGCGCTCTCATTGATTAACAGTGGACTATTTTATCAGGATCTGTAAATTACAACTATCAATGAAATTATCGAAACTATAAGCGAACTACGTGTCAATACGAATGTTATGAAATCGTGCCATTCTTCAATCTCTTCATTTGAGGGATATGGTCTTTTATTAAAGTTTGGTCTTTTAGGTATTTTCATTACATCATTCTCCTTTCTATCTAATTAGCTAATTATTTAGCATATTGTTGACAAAAACAACCATTAATGATAGTATAAATCCATAGTTAAACAAGCCTTCGCAAAAGCCACAAATCGTTGGGGAACGAATTTTTTATGGGGTTATTTGTTATCTTGTTTAGCTAAATAATTAGCTTATGGATATATATTACCACCACTTATGGTAGTTGTAAAGTATTTTTACAACCTTTTTTGGTAGTTTGTATCCTTCGAGACTGCGAGGCACTGATATGACTACGTTTGAACGAATAAAAAAACTTTCAGCGAAGAAAGGAATCACAATTTCTCAACTGACTAGCGAATTGGAAATGGGGGAAAATTCCATCTACAGATGGAAAACACAAAAACCAGCATTGGATAAACTACAAAAAGTGGCCGACTATTTCAATGTCTCTATTGATTATCTCGTTGGTCGCAGTGACAACCCAATCATTGACTCCGACATCTCGCCGGAAGCAGCAACTTTGGCGGCACACATTGATCCCGCGGCAACCGAAGAGGATATGAAAAAAATTCTTGAATATATTGATTTCATTCAACAAAAATACAAATAGGAAATGAGTTGGAAGTATGTGGTTAGATAAATACAGAGAGCAATATCCTGAATTAACCATCATAGAAGATACAAAAATGGAAAATTCTCACAAGGGGCTGTATTACAATAAACATATTTTTGTAAATCCGAATCAGAGTGATGTTGAAATGCGTTGCACGTTGGCAGAGGAACTTGGTCATCATCATTTGACCGTTGGCAATATTATCAAACAGAAAACAGTTAATGATAGAAAACAAGAAAAACTTGCTAGAAATTGGGGTTATGAGTCACTAGTACCTCTACGAAAAATTATCGATGCTTATTATGAAGGATTTACAGAATACTATGAAGTAGCAGAGTATTTAGAAGTGACAGAAGATTTTTTAAAACATTCTATTGAATACTATAAGAACAAATACGGAAATACAGTTGAATGCAATGGCTATGTAATTATTTTTAGAAGTAGCATTCAAATTATTGCTTGTTAGGTATTTACACTATTGTGTTTATATAAAAAATAATAAAGGGAGAGAAATGAAATGATTGGTTTATCAGTGCTTATGTTAGTGCTAGGCTTTTTTGGACTAGTAACGGGAATCGTTCTTTTATGTATTAAAAGAACAAGAAAGGCTGGGTTAATTACTACAATATCATCAGTGATATTAGGGATAATCTTTACTATTGTTTTAGCAGTTGGTGGTTTTAATGCTGTTAAGGAAGGCGTATCTAAAAACACAACTAATGATTCTGTTTCTCAAGAAGATTCATATTCAGATGATAGCGAAGATAACTACAATGATGAATCTTTGAACACAGATGAAACAGAGTCTTTAAGCATAGGAGATGTAGAATCATTTAGTAATGAAGACGATGGAACCTCTGTGGATGTGAAAATAAAAGAGGTACAAAAGGTCACTCCTACAGCTGAAGATGAAAGCACCGGTAATTATTTTATTAAAGCCATAGTTGAATTTAAAAATACTGGAACAGAATCTTATACTGCTAATGCGGCAGAATTCTCAATATATGATGGAAACGATGAAAAAGGAGAAGTTTCTTCTAAAGATTTTATTGTAGAAGAAGTTGCACCTGGAAAAACTTATACCGGAAATGTATTTTTTGATGTGAAAAATGATGGACCATATGAAATTCATTTATATGATTCATCATGGACATGGACCGGAGAACATAATTAATTTAAAATAACAAAAAAACGCCCTCCCCGCACAGAGATAAGCGTTTCTAAATACACACATAGAGTATGCAAATTCATTTTACCATAATTTGCTATACCCTTCAAAAGAACATATGTTCCAAAAATAAACAGGTGGTGGTATTAATGAAGATAAAAAAATTAACAAACGGAAAATACGCCGTTCGTTTGCGCATAAAAGTCGACGGTGAATGGAAAGAAAAGCGTTTGACAGATACCAGTGAAACAAACTTAATGTATAAAGCATCTAAATTATTAAAACAAGTTCAACATGATAGTAGTTCGTTAAAAGAATGGAACTTCAAAGATTTTTATACACTATTCATGAAAACTTTTAAAGATGGAAAAAGCAGTCAATCTACAATTAATTTATATGATCTTGCTTATAATCAGTTCGTTGATTATTTCGATGAAAAAATTAAACTTAATTCGATTGATGCTGTGCAGTATCAACAATTTATTAATCATTTATCTGTAGACTATGCAATATCCACTGTAGACACCCGGCACCGCAAAATTAGAGCGATTTTTAATAAAGCTGTCCATCTAGGCTACATGAAGAAAAACCCAGCCATAGGCGCTCATATAAGCGGACATGATGTGGCAAAAACAAAAGCACAATTTATGGAAACGGACAAAGTTCATTTATTATTAGAAGAACTTGCAAAATTTCATTCTATATCACGAGCAGTTATCTTTTTAGCAGTACAGACAGGTATGAGGTTCGAAGAAATTATTGCACTAACAAAGAAAGATATTAATTTCAATAAACGTTCTATAACAGTCAATAAAGCCTGGGATTACAAGTATACTAATACATTCATTGATACTAAAACGAAAAAATCACGTGTGATTTATATTGATAACTCCACCGTTCAATATTTCCAGTCTTATCTTACATGGCATACTGATTATATGAAAGAACATGATATACAGAATCCGTTGATGTTATTATTCATCACTTACCACAATAAGCCCATTGACAACGCGTCATGTAATAAAGCTTTGAAGAAGATATGTAATACAATTAATTCTGAACCAGTGACATTACACAAGCTACGACATACGCATACCGGCTTATGTGTAGAAGCTGGTATGGATATAATATATGTCGCGGATAGGCTTGGTCATGATGATATTAATACAACATTAAAATACTATAGTCATCTAAGTTCTAATTTGCGTCAACATAATCAGTCTAAAGTAGATGCTTTTTTCACACTAAAAATAGACGAAAACACCACAAATTTTGCCACAAATGCCACAAAAACGACGGAATAA